AGGATCACACAACAGGTTTTGGGTTATTAAAAACAATTATTCCATCAAATCTAGTTCCACTTAAAATAGGAGACTCTGATAATTTAACCAAAGAAGACTTTTTATATGTTTTACCATATTTATATAATAAATCAGGTAATAGCATAGGAGAAATATTATTATCTCTAAAAACAGCTACCTGAGTAAAAGGCTGTGAACTAACATCAATAACTGTAAAAGTACTGTAGTCTTGGCCTCTACCTTTTGCAACATCTACAGTTATAACATATTCATGTTCATCAATTGGTTGTTCATAAATATATAAATTGTCTTTAAAAAATTCTGGATCTTTACTTTGTTGTGCTAATAAATGATTTGCGCTTATAAGTGTATTACCACGTCCATGAAATGTATTACCAAACTCCTGTTCAAATTGTAATTCAGAAGTCTTGTTTATTGTTTCTTGTTTCCCCTTTTCATCTCTTCCTGGTACATCCCACCAATCGACTCTAAATGGTATAAATTCGTTTGTTTTTTGTACTGCACCTTCCCACAATTTATGATATACATTACCAACACCATTTGCAGTTGAAGTAATTATAATCTGAGTATCTTTACCAGCAGATACTACAGGATAAGTTGATGTATAAAACTGGGCATCATTTTCTACAAATGCAAACTCATCAAGGAACAATAAGTTAATTGATAAACCACGAATTGAGCTACCACTAGTAGCTGAAGCAATAATCTTACTATTATTACTAAATTCAATGCTTCCTTTATTTAATGCCTTACACCCAGGCTGTAAAAAATAAGGTAAATTTTCAAGTGCTAAAGTTATTCGTGATAGCATTTCTCTTGCAACTGCGCCTTTATTTGCAAGTATTGCTATTGTTTTTTCTGGATGAAAACAAGCATACCATAGAAGATAAACTACTGATGATATTGATTTACCACTTTGTCGACAAGCTAATATGATACTAAATCGATTATCATTAAAATGTTTAAACATTTTTTCTTGATAAGGATATAAGTCAAATGGCACTAATCCTTCATCAAGTGATATAATCTTTATGTAATTGCGAGCAAAATATGCAGGATCTTGCATGCATTTTTGATATTCTTGGATTTCTTCTTTTGTGAAAGAAGTTTCAACTCCATCACGTTTGACATTAGGATTACCTAAATAGCCAAATTCGTTATTCTTGACTCTTTGCATCGATTACATTATCCTTATTTAATAACATTCTTTGTAAGTCAGTTGTGCTGCCTACAAAGACGTTATTATTTGTCACACGTCTTGCTTCTTCTTCTTTTTGAGTTAAATCTTTTTTCTGTTTTTGTAGAGCCATTAACTTCTCAGTTGTATCTCCAATATTTTTTATAGTTTGAGATAATACTTCAAAGGCTCTTGGATGTTCTGATTCTCTTGCAAGTTCAGCTAAAACATCCATTGATCTTGTTCCTGTATGTATTAAATCTTTATATGTTTTTCGAGAAAATTCGTAATCATCTTTAACATCTTTGTCTTCAAGTGGTCTATTTTGAGGAACAGTAGGTAAGTTTTTTTCTAAACTTGCTATCATTTTATCTTTTTTATCCTGTGACATTTATTTGACCTCCCATTCCACTGTGATTTGAACAATAATAATATAAAGTATCAGGAGCATCATCAGGTACTAAAAATGTAAGAACATTATTACTTACTGTTACACCAGAATTATATTCACTACCTCCATTATGTGTGCCATCACTTGTTGTAGAGATTTTAAACGGATGAGCTGCTGGATAACTAAAGCTGTATCTTCGGCCTCTTATTAAATTAAATGCTGGTGCTTGTTGATTATTATAGAAAAATGCATTACCAGTTTCGCCTTCTCCAGTTTTAGCTTGTACATATAAAGAATAACTTATTGTTGTTTCTGTTGAAGTGCCAGGTGTTACAGTATTTGAAGCATCTCCAGATGTAATAGTTGTAACAACATTATATGTATCTCCAGGACCAGCTGTTGTAGGATTAATAGTTAAATCCATTTCTTCAAAAATTGAAGTAGTATTATCTTTATCTTTAAAGTCAAGTTTAACTTCTCGTATAATACCTTGATCTCCAGTAGGTCCATAAAATTTCATTTTCATTATAAAGTCTAATTGATATATAAGTACACGTCTTTCAGTAAAATCTCCTTCATACTGATCATCAATATTAACACTTTGTAATATAACTTGAACATCTTGTTTATGACTAAAACTATCTACAGGAGTTATTGTTACTGAATATTCTGGTTGAAAATATGGTAATATTTGTTCTACTATTTGAAGCCCATCATCTTGATTTTTAGCCATAATATATAATGACATACCAATATCATATGATGTATAGTGTTTTATTGTTTTCTTTTTAGTAACATCAGATGCATGATTTTCTACAATTTTATTTCTTTTAGGTAATTTTTGAGTTGCATCTAATGTTATTGATGTCATTTCAAAAGCCATACGTGGAAGCTTTATAGCCATTGGAGCATCAAATCCAGTTTCTTGATCTAATCGAGCTAAAAACTTTTGTTTAGGTCCATAAGCTAAAGGCACACGTACTTGATTAAGTAATCCACCATTTGCAGATTTTCTAGCAACTTTTAAGTTATTAAATAATGTACCAAAAACTGCTACAGATTTTCTCATGGTTGCATGATAAAAATGATCGCCAAACATTAGTATGTCTCCGATGGATCGCCAAATGGATTTGATTCAGAAAAATCTATAAATCCATCAGCTAAAGTTTCAAATTCAATATTTTGAGCAGCGCCGTCTGTTGACCAAGCTTTGTTTGTAGTATCAGTTAAAGCATTTGTTATTGATGTGATTTGGCCTGTAAAGTTATTTGTTTGTCCAATTATATTTTGAGTCGTTGATGGATAAAAGTCTCGAGCTATTGTTGAACCATTTACTCCAATATTAGATATGTAATATTCAGTAGTATTATTTGTGCCACTAAATAAACTTCTTGATTGAACTTCTCCAAATACTGATATTTCGCTAGTACTTCCATCAGCTGGAGTAATAATTTGTTTTACTGTTTCTCCTATTTCAAATCTTTGGCCTGTAATATCCATGTCTACTGTAAGATGTATTTGATATGCGCTTTGAGCTGTTTTATCATCAATTTCACCAACACCTGTATCAAAATCTTCATCGCTATATTCAAATAATGCGCATGTTAATCTGTAAACTGGAATATCTGCTAATTGATAAAATGGTTTATCATCTTCAACAAAAGTAATTTCAAAAAAACTATTAGTCATTGGAAGGAATATAACATCACCTTCCTGAGGTCTTGGGTCTACAGTATTACTTGAAAATACGCCTACAATCTTTTCCCATTGTCTTCGAGAGAGTACAAACGTAATTTCATCTCTAATTTCAAGACCAAACTTAGAGTATAAATCTCCTGCACCTTCAAAACCTTCAACATTTTCAATATATGCTTCAATGAGATATGCATCATCAAATTTTGATGCAGCATCTTCACCTAATATTGTATCTCTATTAATTAACGTTCTTGGGACATAGTAAACGTCTTGGCCATAGATTTTAAGCGATTCGATTATCAGGTCTTCGTAAAGATTTTGTTCTGATCTTACGGCCTGAGAAAAATAAACATTTCTCGGCATTATTACCCCGTCATGAAGTCAACTGGTTTTTCCCAATTCAGTCTTGCTTCTTCTTCTAGTTTAATTAATTCTTCGTTTGCGTCATCAAATAATTGACGACCGTTAAAGGTAACTCCTCCAGGCATTTGCATACCCTCGAATTTTATTAAATTAGTACCCCATTGCTTTTTAATTAATGCTGTTGCATATTTTTTAAGGTAATAATCATTATAAACATCTGTGTAAGTATCTGGATCGATTATTCTAAAACATTCTACTACTAAATAATCATCAACATCTACTTCTTCGTTCCAATCCATAAATACTTCTAATCTATTTTTATGTCTATTAAAATCAACATGTTTTTCATCTGAATCAATTACTAAATCAAGCATTGATAAGAATTGTTGACTCATTACATATTCAGATAATGTACCCATAAATCCAAGAGAATATATATCATTTAAATGTAATTGATATCTAATATCAAACATATCAGATGAAGTAACAGAATCTCTAATTGGTAAGAGTCTTACTACATCTGTAATTAAATCATTTATTGGAATATATCCATTTTCCATATCACCTTTAACTATTCCGCCTGAAGATGAAATAACACCAGTAGCTCCTGAACTATCACCTGTTACTGTTTCACTGGCTTGAAAAGGTATGTTTGAATCACTTAATACATTATATCTTAGAGTTGAACTACTTGGTATTGATTTAATTACTGCTTTAGCACCAGAAGTTCCACCGGTTACAGTTTCACCTACAGCAAAGTTTCCTGTTGCAACAGCTTGAAATATTAATTGACTATTTGTAACTTTATGTTTTAAAAAAAATTTTTCAATTGCATCATCATGATATGTTTGATAAAACTGTAAAGCTTCATCAACTCTATCATCTAATTGGTCGTCATCAACATTGATTTCAAGTACTGGCGCACCAAGAGATCTGAGACAATAGTCAATAAATGTAGTTCTGCTATTTGGTTTTGCCATAGTAAGTTCCTTTAAATCTATTTATAATAGATAATTATTCAAACGAGGTTACAGTGTAAGGATTAACCACTTCATCTAATATATTGTCGATTCTTTCTTTTTGTTCTGTAAGCCAAGCTTCTCCTTTAGCAGCCTTTGCCCAGGTTATACATTGAGCTTCTGTTACATCAGATAATGGTATCATTGTTGCTGGATCAGAAGGTTCAGGTATTTCAATTTTATCAACAAAAAAATATGCCCTCATATTATCTCCACTACCATGTGTTTTACCTAATTTATATTCTACATATCGAATACAGCCTGACATAGCAGTACCGTTACTATGATTCATATCTCTGTGATGTATATTTGTTACTGATTCTATATAATCTGAATAACTCATTTTTTTTTCTCCTAACTATTTCTTATAATGATAATAATACAGAAAAACTAAAACTTTCTGCATCATCATTTGGGTCATCAACATACTTTATAACCAAATGTTGACCATTCCAATTTGATGGTATACCACCTCCAGCATTAGTAAAAACATAAGAAAACTGTATTCTATCTCCACTGTTTCCATTTGTAACTGAACCAATTTGATTAAATCCATAACCGTACCCTGTTCGAGCTCTCCATCCAGAATAAGCAGCACCATCAAGCCTAGGACTACGTTGTCCTGGAGTATGTGCTTTATCATATGGAAGGTCTGCAGTAGCTGTCCAAGCTCTTGATGTTACAGAAGCATTTGCAGTTGCTCCTATAAATCCTTGTACTATATCATTTACGCCACTGCCTGAGCTATCTTGATCAACTTGATAT